TTTCCTGAGAATCCAAATGCACTAGCGATCTTCTCTCTGTAAGCAACTTGAGTTGCTTTCTCTCTGTATGCATACATACCTTGCCAATGATTCTCATGAGATGAATGAGAAGATTTACCCAAAACTACCCGACTGTTTTTTAAATGCGCAACTTTTATTAAGGGGTTCTGATTGATTTCTTCCATCAACTCATTAAGCACTCCTTCATGCGGCATCCTTGCATAGTATTCTGATAATTTTATTTCTTCTCTTGATGGTCTAGGTATTTCAGAAGTTATTTTTATAGCCTCATTGAGCATTAATTTTTCTTCCTTCTGCAGGCGAGACTTGGCTTTAATAGCCTTTTCTGCTTTAATATATAGCGAGTTTTTTACTTCATTAACTTCATCAGAATTTGCAATTGCGACTTGTAGTTCAAGGTTTAAAGACTCAGCCCTTTCTTTAGCCTCATCAAAATCGCTAAAGCAAATTATTCTTTTGAACCCATCGACCACATCGATTCTTTTTCTCCATTGGAATGGGCCGCTATGCTCACTTCGATATTCGTGTAAAACCCAGTCTCCGAAAAAGTGGCGGAATGTTGGGTAAACTGCGATTACTATTGCATATGGGTATTCTTCATCTTTCATATTTACCTTCCTTGTTATCTAATTGAATGAAATAGAGTTTTTATTGAAAAACAATTATTTTGCGAAAATAATATTGGGCGGATTTAGCTTGGTCTTTTTAATATCCCATTTAGTATGGCAAAAGTAAATTCTGTTCTTACCTCATGCCTAAACTGATGACGCGGGCGCGTCATTACAAACCAATGCCACTACGCTATAAAATCGATGGAAGAAGATTCACAGGAAATCTGCGCCTAATGTAATGCGCTTAAGAGTGTCCCTCTCACTAAAACTCCCAATGATTTCTCTTAGCCAAATCACACCCAGCCTGACATGCTCTGACGCGTTTTCCTGCATTTACGCTCCCCCCTTCCTGACGTTTGCTACAATGATGTGCGCCTCCACCCGACAGGCGCAGCCTGCACATACATGTTTGTCCCCCCCGCGCGCAATGCTATCCCCGCCACGCCTGCCCGCTTTATGCATCGCTTTTCATGCAGGTGCATGTGTTACCTCTGAACGCGCCAGCACCGGCCTCACACACGCATAGCGATCCAATTTGGATCATGCGGATTCATGCAAGCATATGCACTTTGATGCAGAAGCAAAAAGCCACCTGAAAGGTGGCTAGTGAACGGTAGGGAAGGGGCAATTAATCATTCAGCCTGGCGGTATATGGCAGCTTCGAAAACAGATGTGTCGATTGTCCCTGCCATGTCGCTGATCATCGACAGTGCCATTTTTAATTCATCTTCTTTGCAGTGTGCGATCAGTGATACGTCAGCAATGAACTGGATGCGTGCAACCGTCTCGCTTAGATTATCTATGTCCATCAAATGATTAACTCCTTCTAGTCAAAATATACTGTATGTATAAACAGTATCATGGCGTTTTGGAATCGTAAAGAATCGTGCGGCTCAGATTAGTCCGACTGCCGTTTTATTAATCAGGCACAGGTATGCCGCTTTTTTTCGCAAGAGCATTAAATCTTTTTAAGGGAGCAGGATTCTTGTTCCGTCTATGGAACAGATAGCCGCTTGTACCGCTCCAGTAAGAAAGCTCCCCAACCCTGATTGTATAGCCTTTCATCATGCGCACAGCTTCGCCGTCGGACAGTGTTAACCTAGAGATCTCGAAGAAACTCTTTTTCAACGCCTCCCGTTCTGTGCAATGACTCACTTCAGGTGGGTATCTGTCCGGCTCAGGTTGCTGCTGCGCTGGATTTTCTCTTAATCGCTTAATAATCCTTCTTCGCTCGGCGCGAGTAGGGGGCTTTGTGAAATCGATAGCTGCTTCAGAGCCTGTTGGCTCCGTACAGTTATTGACAGAACTCCGAGAGGACGCGGACGCGTCCTTAAATTCAAAACCCAAATCAACGGCACGTTTCGGAACAATCTTCCACTGGATCAGGCGGGTTAAGATCGGCGTGTCGTCGCCAACTTCAGTTGCGTAAATGCCCTTAATACGCACGGTTTCCTCGCCGTACTCATTCACGTCTTCGCTTGCCTGATACCATGTGCGCACGGCCAGCTCGTCACGGCGCACGAACGGGCCACCCTGCGCGTTAACGTATCCTGCCCAGTCTCCCGCATCAGCTGCGTCATGCGCGGCCGCAAACTCGACGCTAAGTCCGTGCGCGGTTTCGCTGTCAGCCATGCGGCGCAGTTCGCGGTAAACCGTGACCGGCGCGCCGCCCACAAACTGGAATTGCCGTATATGCCAGCGTGCCGCCCAGGCGGAAACAGCCGAGGCGGTTTCTTTCAGATCTTTGCCGCTCTCGTCGTCTGTCTCGCCATCCAGCGCATAACCATCAATATTTTTGGAAATGTATTTAGCTACGTAACCTGTTGCGCTGCCTTTCTCCGGGTCGATAGCCTCGGCGTGAAAGCGGGCCTTACGGGCCTTGTCGGTTGTCAGCTCGCTGCCGTCTTCCTGCCAGGCGTAATCGCGCACAATCTCGCGCACGCGCTCAGCCTGCTCCGGGCGCATAAACATGAGCATGTGCCAGTGCGGGGTCGCATCATGATGAGGCTCAGCAACGCGGATCCCGAAGATGCGGATTTCTTCGCGGTGCAGCTTGGCGCGGATTTTCTGCCAGACACTGCAGAGATAACGCTGCGTGTCGGCCGGGCTGGCACCGTTCCATTTGCGGTTACGATGCCCGGTTTTGATTGTGGCGTGATAGCGCGCCGGGGCGGTTAGCGTGTAGAACTCGCCTATAAAGCCCATTTCATTGCAGATGTTTTCAAAGCCACGAATACGCGTCATCAGCTCGCAGCGTCGAATCGCCGGATTGGCCACGCTGCCGTCGTATTTCTCGATCAGGTTGATGCGGTTGCCTTCCTCGTCTTCCAGCTCCATTCCCTTCAAAAATTCACGGGTGCGGCGCTTCTGCTCGCGCCACTCTGAAACGGTCATGCCGCTGGCGTAGGGGGTGTGATTTTTACTGACGTTAGTCAGGGCAATCTGAAGATGTTCACGCCATGATGCGGCCACGCGGCGCAGTCGGCCTTTCCACCATTTTTCCGTCTGCATACGCATGATCGCCGGGGTAACTTCCTCCGGGTCAAACAGCCGTGACGTGACTTTATCCCATAATGGCGGCGTCTGGCTCAGCTCGCGGGTGATGGTGGCGGCGGTCATGTAAACGCGGTGCGCGTATTTGTAATCTGACTCGTCACTGGCCTGCGCGTGTGCCTGTACCAGCTCGGCGAGAATGAAATTAGCTACATCCCCGGCAAGCAAATCGACGTCGGCGCGAGCCATATCCGGCAGGCGGTTAAAGCGGCGCATCAGCTCCCACATCTGACCACCTGCACTGGCCGCACCCGCTCCTTTCGCGGAATTTCCGGCCAGCAGGTTAAATGTGCCGCTCGTCATCTCTCCGAGACGATATTGAGCGTTAACGGTTTCAACGCGTGGCAATGTGCGCTCAACAAATGTCTTTGTTAAGTACGCATTGGCGCGGGCTGTTCCCTGCGTCTTTTCGAGATCGCTGATGCGGCGTTTAACGTCGAGTTGTATCAGAGCAGGCTGCATAACGAGCAACTCCTGCGCACGCACTAAAGCCGCAATCATCTGACTGCGGCTGTGCATTTCCTCATAGGTGGGATAGGGGCTGGCGATGGCTTCCCGTGGAGCATTCCACGGGTAAGCAAATTCCTCATGCATCAGGAATTACCCTGACGGTGTTTACTGCGATGCTCCTCAATTTCCTGGCAGGAAACGCAGCGAGTTACACCCAGATACGCGCGCCGTCGCTTTTCAGGAATTGGGGCATCACAGTCTTCACAAAATGAGGCGCTTATAGCAGGCGCGCGATTGACAATAATCGCGATGTTGCGAGCCAGCATTTCGTCGGTGCGCTGCTGTACGATGTCCATTGAGTCAGCCATTAGTGCGCCTCCTCAATCTGTGCCTGGATTATTTCCGCTTCCTGATTAAGCAAGTCGGCTGCTTCGATGTGTGTCATTCCATCACTACGGATCTTCCATGCCAATACATTGAGGCGTGAGGCCATAAGTTCTGCACGAGCAAGACGTTCTTCCTTGCGCGCATCATTCAGCATCATATCGAGTTCGATATATGAAGCAGGTTTACTGGTACCAGATGATTTATTCAGCATATGATTTCCTTATATTTAGGCAAAGCGAATCCCGGCGGGTTTACGCCAATTAATTGCTTTGGGTTATTTAGCTTAAAAGAGTCATTCGTTTGGGAAACAAACTCACAACGGCTTTCAGGTGGTTCATTGAGCGAATCAGTGCGTTTCTTTCTTCATTAGTAAGATCATTAAAATCGGCTGAGTGCCGGTCTTTGCCGATATTCGCCAGGAAAAAGATAGCGCTTAATGCTCGTTTGTTATCCTGATAATTGTTGTCAGTCACATCGCGCATTTCAGCAATAAAACGAGCTACATCTTTTTCGCAATTACCGCCCATCAGTTGCGCGCGAAGCAGTGCAACATGATTCAGCGCGGCAACACGTTGACCGGCTGTCAGTTCGACCAGCATGGAATCGCCTTCGATAGCCATGATTTGCCTCTCTTAGGTAATGCCTGTGCTTTTACTTCTGAAGACGACGGCGTTGCCGGGTTCCAGCGCTTACCGTTTTCTCCCATGATCCAGCCGTGTCCGTAAGACATAGATGGGCTTTGACGTTTTAGCCTTGCAGCCAGTGAGATCATGACTACACCTCAACTCATGCCAAATGATGCACCGATGCCGCTGATAGCATCGACGGTTGAGGACAGTGCCGGGTTAGCCTGAATACGCGCCTGTACTGCCATTGCGGCCAGCGTTAAGCAGCGAATACCGCTATTAACATTTTGCAGTAGGCCGCGTTTACAGTTGGCCGTCATAGGTTCTGTAGAGCTTGCCCCAGCTGCTAACTGGCCCACTTCTGCGGTAGCTTTCATGACATACAGGGGGAATTTTTCATCTGCTACTTCGTTTACCGGCACACAAGGTAGGCACTGGATTTGCGCCAGCAAGCCATCAACTAATGTTGCATCCTCTGTGACATCGGTAAGAGCTAAAACCTCTAAGACGGTAAGCTGATGCGGCTGGTCTGGATTCAGCTTGTTACGCAGAGTTTGCGCACGTATCCCGGACTGCTTCGCAACATCTTCCATGTTGTGAGCTAACGCGAATTTGCGACAGGCATCGTCGTAGTGGGTATGGGTAGATACCTTGAAATCAAACATGCTCAGATCCTTCTTAACTTGCAAAATCAAGTTATGGTTTGATGTAGCGGCATTTGATTGCCTGCTGGCGATTCTTTTCACGCCATGCAGCAACATTGATAAGCGGATTGCCATGTTTCGTCATGGTGGTCTCTACCACTTCGCCGGTCTTACGATTAGTGCGGTTCTGTGTATATGTGAAAGATGGGGTAGGGGCGAGCAGCACTACGCCGTTAGCAATCCATTTTTCCAGCACTGACAGGCTGATACGGTTGGCTGCAGCAAAGTCCTGCTTAGACATTGTTGGGGATGTAGCCAGCGTTACGGCTTTGTTTACAGCGTCGTTCACTGCTTCGCTAATGGCTGGCATCAAAATCGCTGCGACATTGGCAATAAAATCTTGAGATTGCACTAAGTCAAATGCGTTCTCACTGTTTGCATTTTTAGTATGCATAAAGCAGTATCTCCCATTGCTCGTTTTGTTCTACGGTGTTTCATGTGGTGTGAAGGCACTTTAGATCGTAAAAGCGATTTGGTAAATGATTATTTATCACAATCAGGTGTTTTTTATGATTGAAAAGAAAGGTAGTAGTGCTCAAGTGCTTGAAAGACTGATGTCTTCTTATGGGGTAGCAACTCAGAAAGACTTGGCCGCAGCTTTAGACATTCCAGCAAATAACATCAGTGGCTGGACTCAGAGGGACCGTGTGCCAGGTAATGCGATCATTAAGTGTGCATTAGACACAGGTTCTGATTTGCAATGGCTTGTAACTGGTGATGTTGCAAATGCAAATTCCACTAGGTTGCCTAGAGTTCCTCAAGGAGAAGCTCTCTATAAGGAGATAAGTTCGAACGGTGGTAAACCTGTTCTGCGGAGAATTATGGATGCCTACGGCTTTACTTTTCAAAAGCAACTTTGCGAGCTTTTAGGTATTTCGTCTGCAACAGTAAGTACATGGGTGCGAAGGAATTATTTTCCCGGCGATATTGTTGTAACATGTGCGATTGATACTGGTGTTTCATTGGAGTGGCTAGCCACTGGGCGAAACGAGCATAAAAAAAATCTTGGTCATGAACGTGAAGCCTATGCATTGCCTCGTAAAGATTTAGTTGCAGGGGTACTGAAAGACACAGGAACTTGGTCGATTGATTTGAGCTTTATCTCTCAAAAAATAAACTCACCTACAATGGTAGTTAGCAATTCATCTTCATGGATAGTTGATATGGGGGTGGTGAGTATTAGTAACGGCCGCTGGTTGCTCGGCATTGATAATAAGTTTGATATCTATGATGTAACTGTTATGCCAGGAAAGAAAATTAACGTTATTAACAATGGTAATGGATTTATCTGTGATATAGATGAAGTTCAGGTAACTGCCAAGGTTATTTTAACAATTGAATACGACTGATAAAAATAAAACTTTCCCTTCTAACTTTGGAGCTTATATGCAGCGCATTAAAATTGATGGACTTTTTGGACGTTTCGATTACGACATTAAAATTGAAAATAATGACATAGTTATTATTACTGGCCCTAATGGTTACGGCAAAACTACAATTTTAAAAATATTATATGCTTTATATGAAAACGATCACCGTTTTTTTACCGAATTAAATTTCTCTAAAATAGAAGTTGTATTTTCATCTACAAAAAAAGTTACTATTGTTAAAGAAAAGAAAGATGTGGTCGTTAATCATTCTGATATTGATAGTGTGAATGTTGTCCATTTCAAACCCTCAGAAACTGAAGCGGATAGTGAGGGTGAAGAGTTAGAGTTTTTTAAAGATGGAAGAAAGTTTCATCTGAAGCTAGGCGTAAATAAAAAAGATAAAACTAATGCTTTTTCCATCTCTAGTCTTTTCCATGAAAGTTTTTTTGGAGGAAAAAGGTGCTCTTTTGTAAAGGCGCAACGTTTATATGATGAAAAATCAAAAGATATAAAAATAAACGAATACTCTTCTGATCTTGCCACACAAATGAAAAATATTTCACTTGAAGCGGCAAAAATAAGTCAAAAGCTTGACTCTTCATTTCCTAGTAGATTGTTTAGCAGCTTGACAGACGATACTAGCCAAACGTCATCGGATACAATTGTTGATAGACTTTTAGGTCTAGAGCTTATTAAGAAGAATCTTGTCAAATACAATCTTATTGAAACTGATGATATGTTTAGCCCGTTAGAATACATGAATAATAAAATATCATTAAATTCTA